GAACAAACCCTAAGACGCAAAGGACTAAGGACACAAGGAATCTGGATAAAAATCCCTAAACAATAACCATTATGAAAATCAAAGCCACAGCCCTATCAAATTCTACTCCCAAGGAATGGGTACTACTTCCAACCATAGTAATCACATCCCAAAGCCCATTTTACATCATCATCTCCTGGCTGAGGTGGTATATAGAATTCGACTTCTTCCCAACCTACAAATCCAAATAACCCATGAAACAAAGAAAATCAATTAAGGTATCAAAAGAAAAGGCCATCATCATAGCCTCAAACCATAACAACATCCCAATCCAAAAGGCAAAGGCTTATACAGATTCCGAACTAAGGGAAGTATTAAGGCATCTCAACCTAAAGCCAGGATTCTAATACCCTCTACCCCAAAACACAAAAGAAATCAAATATCCATAACATCATCCTATATATATATATAAGGCGTATATAAATACATATACTTATAATCATCAATCATATAAGGCTTTTAGGATTGGCTTATATCTTAGAGGCCTTTTATTTATGTGTTAGGTTAGGGCAAAAGTTAACAGGCAGTCGATGATAAGGTTCAGATATCGAAGAAGTCCAAGGGCCATAAAATCGGGGTGAGGAAAAAAATTTAAGGTAGGTGATGGGCCCTCTCAACTGTGTACCCTAAGAGCTCTGGAGCTATCTTTGTTACTATACGTAGTAGCTAACCAGACTTAGGGCCCTAAGACCCAAAGAGAGCCCAAAAGTGTGCCTTTAAGGTACCCAAACCCTTACCTTAATCAAGTCTATATTATATAATCATAAGTCTCTTAAGGCAAGGTTAAGGCCAATAGCTAAGGCCTTTTCGATAAAGAGACTTATGGCCACTCTACTTGTCTATACATGAGAATAAATGAATAGCTTCATTGGTACACTTAGGTGCCTTTAAGGGCCTTAATCCTAATCCCTAAAGAATACAATCTATATTATATATATATATATGCGAGTCTTTTAGGGGATTTTGGAACAGGTGTCTAAAATCGATATGCCAGGAATAGAGTATTGGAGATTTGATTTCTCAAGTTAAGGCACATTTAGGGTACCTTTTAAGGCCCTAAACTACCTTAAAGGTAGGCCTTAAAGAATTATTTGCATATATAATATATTATGATTATATTTGTATAAAGAAAAAAGAAATAATACCCTAAAACATTTAAGGCCATGAAAAGAATCAGAAAGGTAATCCTAATATCCCTACTCTTAACGATGGGATTCATTATCGGAGCTTTGGTTACAATATATACCCAAGAGGTATATAACCATCCCAATGTAAAGAAGGCCTTCGAGGTTAAGGCCTTTGGTCAATACTTTATATACGAATAATCCTTAAATCCATAAAGCCATGCTTAATTCTAAAGACTTTACCACTGCCCTGGAAATCATTTCCAAACACCATTCGACTGAATTGGCCATCAATACTCCTAAGGATAACTTCGTGGGATATATGGGTCAATCGGAATTCAGGTTGCATATTAAGAAATGTGTACCCTCGGTAGTTAATAATTTGATTCAGGCAGGTTATATCCTGAATATGGGTCCGGAAGGTTTGGAGGTCGATAAAATCTAACCTTCAAAGGCCTTCATATTTAATTTGCATATATAATATATTATGATTATATTTGTAATACAGTATAATAATAATTAACTAATTTTAAGGTTATGAAAAGATTTGATTTAATTGCATCGGTTAAGGGGTTAATTAAGGATAAGGCTTACGAGGCAGGTAACGGGATTACCATGGTAACTTCGAACCGGGCTGGGATTGCATTAACCTTTGCGGATAGTGATTTGGGAATGTATATAACCTATATGGAGACATTGGCATAGGTGGGGGTTGGCCCACCTATTTGCTTTCATTTCTCTTTTCTGTTAGGCCTGCCAACCCAGGCCTTTTTTTATTTATGAGCTTATAAGGCCTTTATGGATTCAACCTGGGTACCCTCTGGTGCCTTATAGTGGCCATAAACCTTAGGCCCACTTGAAGGCCCTAATATTTAATTTGTGTATATTAAATATTATGATTATATTTGTAATACAAAAAAGAAATAACTAATTTTTAATCTTTACAATTATGAAAGCAAATCAAATTAAAAATCAAATTGAGAACCAACTGCAAAACCAACTTGCAACCTTCTCCATGCTCAACTCTGCACTCCCTGCAATTTCCCAAATTGCTCAAACCCTCACCGACCTTCTCCCTCAACCCGAGGAACTCTCCTTCTATCACTCTCACAATTGGACTCTCGATTCTGCCCACGGTGCCGAAATCACCTCCCTTATCC